AACATATTAAAAATAGAATCTGATAATTTAACGCAATATTGGAATAAATTAGATGCAGAAATTGATTTAATCGAATAATTATATATAAAGTACAAACACAAATGAACAGTTTAGAAATCAGAGATAAGAAAGCACAATTGAAGCAAAGAATGAAAGACATTGTTTCAATCTGCAAGGCTGAAATTCGTGAAATGAACGAAGAAGAATTGAACGAATACAATGCAGCAAAAGAAGAAATTGCAAAATTAAATGCAGAATTAGAAGCATTAAAAGAAAAGTTGGCTAAATACGAATCAGACATTGATACAACAGATACACCAACAGAAGAAGTTGAAGAAAATAAAAGACACAACCAAAATAGTACTATGAAAGAATTTAAATTAGTAAAAGCAATTAATGATATTGCAAACAACAGACAATTGTCAGAAGAATATAAAAATTATATTGAAAGCGGTGCAGAAGAAATGCGCAAAGCAGGTTTATCTTATGCAGGACAAATTCAATTAAGAGCAGATGTAGTTGCAGGAACAGCAACGCAAGGTGCAGAATTGGTTGCAACTGACAAAGCACCAATTGTTGAAGCCATCAAAAACAATTTAGTGTTAACAGAAGCAGGTGCAACCTATATGACGAATTTAGTTGGTAATGTTTCAATTCCAACCTATGATGGTTCATCTTGTACATGGGCTGATGAAGTTGCAGCAGCAACAGACGGTGCAGGAACATTCGGAGAAGTTGAATTAAGTCCTAAACGTTTGACTTGTTTCGTAGACATTTCAAAACAAATGTTGAATCAATCTTCAAGTGATGTTGAAGCAATGTTAAGAAGCGATATTGTAAATGCAATCTCACAAAAATTGGAATCTACAATATTGGGCGATGGTGCAGGGACAACCAATTCTCCAGCAGGTATATTTAATACCGTAACTCCAACAGCAGGCGTTAAAGATTATGCAGGTGTATTGAAGATGGAAGAAGCATTGAAGGAAAAACATACGGCAATAAAGTATGGATTGTTTCACCTTCTGTTAAATCAGCATTGAAAGCTAAAGACAAAGGAACTGATACAGGTAACTACTTAATTCAAAACGGAGAAATGGACGGTTATAAAGTTATTTGCTCTGCAAATGTTGCAAAAGACCATTTCGTTTTTGGTGATTTTTCTGATTTAGTTATTGCACAATGGGGAAGCATTGATTTAACTGTTGACCCTTATTCACAAGCAACAAACGGTAGTAAATGCGTACTTTGATGCAAAATTACGTAGAACTTCAAGCGTAGCAACTGCAAAAACCATTGCATAATAAATTAACTAATATAATATCAATATGTACTTGAATTTAGACATAGTAAAAAAGCATTTAAACATAGAAAAAGAATACACTTTAGATGATGAATATATTTTGAATTTAATGTGTGTTGCAGAAAATGCCGTTGAAAAGCATATTGATAATAAATTGCAGAATTTAGAAGATGAAGCAGGAAATCTACCTGCTTCTCTTTTACATGCAATAATGTTGTTAGTTGCAAATTTCTATGCAAACCGTGAAAGTGTTGCATTTGCTTCAAGTAGCGAAATTCCAACATCTTATAATTACTTACTTGATTTATTCAAAGATTATTCAACTAAAACTACTATATAATGCAAGCAGGACTACTGAAAGATATAATTGAATTTGAAAAGCGTGAATTGATAACAAACGAATTTAATGAACAAATGATTGAATATCATAAGTGTTTAACTACAAAAGCACAAGTTGAATATTCAGACGGTTCACGTGCGATTGAAAATGATGAAATGGTTGTAAATTACAGCCCTGTTTTCAATATCAGATACTACCATAACATCAACGAGACAATGCGCATTAAGTTCAATAATCAGTATTACAGAATTGTAAGCATTCAACCATTCAAACAATATCAATACAAAAAGATAATAAGTGAATTAATCAATGAATAGTAATGAACAATAATGAATTTACAGTTGATGCAAAACAGGTGATTGCGATGTTTAATGAATTTAATGCAAAGTTGAAGAAGAAAACATTTACAACTGCACTTCGAAAAGCAGCAAACATATTGCGAAAACAAACAATCACAAATTTACGTCAAGTTGTAAAACGTACAAGGTCTAAAAATAGATGGAACGGTAAAACGCTTGAAAGCGGAATCCGTATCAAGATTGCAAAATCAGCGCAAGCCGCAAAAGTGCATTTGATGGGTGATTTTCGATTGAAATTCTTTGAAATGGGAACGAGTGACAGACAAGTAACTAAAGCGAAAGGAAAGAAATTGAAAAAAGCAAGATACACGGGAAAAGTTGACGCAAAAAGGTTCTTTCAAAAGGCAAAACAAACAACGGAAACACAGGTATTCAACAGCATTGAACAACACTTGATTGATGTAATAAAAAAGATAAATGAGAAATATAAATGACAGGTATAAGCGTATTAAAATCAATTTATAAGCTATTGGTTGCAAATGAAGATTTGGTTGCAATAATTGATAATAAAATGTACCCTATCATCGCAAATGAAAATACAACATTTCCTTTTATTGTTTATCAACGTGATTCAATTTATGCGGAATACACAAAGGACTGGCGATGCAATGACAACATCAACATTAGTATCAACATAGCAGCAACAACATACAACCAAAGCATAGAGATTGCAGAATTAGTTAGAACAGCAATTGAAGGCAAACGAATAGACAATATTAATACAATTAGATTGATAAGTATGAATGAGGATTATTTAGAAGATACATATATTCAAAATCTTCAATTCAACGTGATTTATCAATTTTGATTGATATTTATATATAGAATAAAATACAAACAAAATATACAACCATGGCAGACACAAAATATATAAAAGGTGGGGATTTAATGTTGTTTCAAAAAAGCGGAAGTGGTTACACTGCATTTGCTTATGCGAAATCACATAGTTTGCAACTTGATGCGGATTCACTTGAAGTTTCTTCAAAAGATTCGGGAAAATGGAAACAATTCCTTACTACAAAACTATCATATACAATTAATGCAGAGCATTTGTTTACAGAAACAGACTATAATTCATTAGTTGAAAAGATGATTGCACGTGAACCGATTGAAATTTTATTTGCAATCGCTACAAATTCCAATGACGAGGACGGAAAGCCCGCAGAAGGTTGGACGGCTGGAAGTGGTTGGCGAGGTAGTGCGGTGATTACATCAATCAGTGTAAACGCAAATGACGGTGAAATTGCATCATATTCAGTTAGTTTACAAGGTTCTTCACCATTAACAAAACAAGCATAACAAGACAACATAACAGCACATTTCTTTTGATTGGGAAGAGTAAGCACTATTAGATAGTGTTTGCTCTTTTTTTATGTCTTAATCAGATATTTATATAAAAAGAAAATTGAAAATGAAATTGAACATAAAAGATACAGATATTGAATTAAAATACACAATCAGAGCATTATTTATTTTTGAAAAGATTGCAAATAAAACATTTACAACAACTTCATTAACTGATATGTATTTGTTGTTTTATTCATTAATTATTGCAAATCGTCCCGATATTGAATTAACGTTCGATGAACTGATTGATTTGTGCGATGAAGATATAACGTTATTCACTGATTTTACCACATGGTTAACAAAGGAGTTTGAAAAACAATCACAATTCAATAAAAAGAAAGAATCTAAAAAAAAAGCAACGAAGAAGATTTAACGATTGAAAAGTTGTTCCAATTAGTGGTGATTGAATATAAGATTTGCAGCATTGAATATTTCTTTGATAAGATGCAGTTTTACGAATTAAATACAATCTTATCTTCATTAAACAAGAGTATCAAAAACACATGGGAACAAACAAGAATGATTGCATATACAATCGCACAGTGTAATTCAACAAAACAACTTAAACCAACAGATATTCTGAAATTTGATTGGGATAATAACGACCACAAACAAGAAATAATAACAAAAGAAGATGTTGCAAGATTGAAAGAGAAAGCAACAACTTTTGCATCAAAATTAAACACAAAATAACAACATGGCTGATTTAGTAACACGCTTAATTTTAGATAACAAGCAGTTTAACAACAACATAGCGAAATCAAAACAAGAAACACAACAGTTTGAAAATGTATCTACAAAGATAACAGGCACGATTGGGAAATTTGCAGCAGGAATTGGAATCGCCATGGGCGCAACAGAAGCATTTAATAAGGTTATCCACTCATCCCAAACAATGGGGGACAGTTGGGACAATACTATTAACGCATGTAAGTCAGCGGTTGATGCATTTTTTCAATCATTAAGCACTGGAAACTGGGATGCGTTCAACAATGGTATTTTATCAACCATTAAGAATATGCGTGAATTGTCGGCATTGCGGGATTCGCTTGCAGATGCTAAATTATCAATGTCTTTCAATACCCGTGTTTTTGAAAGGGATTTTTCAAGATTGGAAGGAATTATTGATGATACTACAAAATCAAAAACAGAACGTGAAGCAGCATACAAAGAATTGCAATCATTGATAGCAAATTTCAATCGTGATGTAAACGATACACAAAAAGGGACAGAGACAACACTATTAAAAAGTTTAAGCGCACGTTTTGGAAGGAATGATTTTACATTGGAAGATATAAACAAATATATCGCAATCAACAACAACGATTTTTCAACAAGAGCCGAAAAGAAAGCATTGCAAGACTATCAGAAAAAGTTGCAAGAATTGAAAAAGAAGCAGTTCCATGCAACAACAATTGGTGGTGGCGTTTTTGGTGGTAGTGTCCAAATGGTTGAAGATAAAAATGTAACTAAACAGATTGAATTGTTTAAGGCGCAAAATGCAGAACTTGAAAAACAAAATATTCTAAACAATGACAATGACGAAGCAAGAAAGCAGATGATTGAAGATTATGAATATGCTTTAGAATTGCAACAAAAAGGGTACGAATATCAAAAGCGTTCATTAGAAAAACAGAACACAGTGTTAGGATTAAACAGTTCATCAACCAATAGTAAAAAAGATACCATTGTTGCAAAAGGTTCAATTGCAGAACTTGATAAACTGATTGCAGAAGCTAAAAAGAAATACAGTAATGCAGTGACGGATGCAGCGAGAACAGAAGCATTGAAATTGATTAAAGAGTTAGAACAAAAGAAAGTGGTATTGAATATTACTGCAAAATTCAACAGCAAAGATTTAGATGAATTGAAACTACCATCTTTAAAAACTGATAAACTTGATACTTCAAAAATCAAATTAGATACAATCAAACCTGCTATTACTGAAAATGATGTACAGGTTAACAATGACTATTTAGATTCGTTAAATGGAATTGTTGGTGTAATGGGAAACATATCACAATATACTAAAGAATCGGGAGCAGCTTTTATCACATGGTCTGCAAATCTTCTTAGTTCAATATCGGCTGCAATTCCTGCTATTGAAGCACTAACAGCAGCAAAGAAAAATGAAGCAATGGTAAATGGTATTGCAAGCGCAACACAAACACCTATCATCGGTTGGGTTTTAGCGGCAGCAGCAGTTGCGAGTGTGGTTGCAGCTTTCGCCTCAATGCCAAAATTTGCCGATGGTGGTATCGTGCAAGGTAGTAGTTTCAATGATGGGATTATTGCACGTGTTTCAACAGGTGAAATGATTTTAAACCGTAATCAACAATCTAACCTGTTCAATTTATTAGATAGAGGTGCAACAAATGGTATTACAAGCGGTGAAGTTGAATTTAAGATAGGTGAAAAAGCATTGATAGGAGTTTTGAAAAATTACAATAACAGAGTTAATCGTCTGATATAATGGAATATAATAAAATATACTATTCAACATTCAAAGATGTTGATGATAATACAATTGATATTGAAATATATAAAAAAGGCAGCACATTGAGCACAACAGAATTGTTGTGTTCATCAGAATCAATCGTCATTAATTACGAAGGTGGGACAGACATTTTTAAGGCTATCAAATGCTCTGATTGTCAAATTGATATTGTTACCAAAAATGTATTAAATGAGCTATATACAGGACTTGGAAATAACATTTATTGCATCATTAAAAAGAACGATAATGTAATATGGTATGGTTTTACCGTTCCATGCTTATATACAACTGATTTTGACGATGAACTGAATAGCTTATCACTACAATTCAATGATATTCTTTCAACTTTATCAAACTACAATTATGAATTTTCTATTAATGAGACAGACAATATTAGTAGTGCATATAATATCATTAAAAGTATCATCAAAAGGGTTGATTCTGATAATATCATAAAGAATATATATTTGATGTCAAACAAGGAAATTGAAGGAAACGATGACTTATTAAATACTCTATTTCTAAATGAGCACAATTTCTTTGATGAAAAAGGAGAATCCGAAAAATGCAAAGATGTATTAGAATATATTTCTCAATACTTAAATACAACATTGTATTATCAAGATGAATCAATCTATTTTGTAGATTATCAAGCGTTAAACAAATACAATAAGTATATCAAATACAATTTAGACAATGATACTGTTGAAAAAGATATTGTATTAAATTCAAGATTTAACAATGTAAATTCAATTATCTATGAATCAAATGCAAGCATTGAATTAAATGAAATATTTAATCAAGTCACCGTAGTTGCAAATACAAACAAATATGATGAAATGATTAAATCACCATTAGAAGAAAGCGATTTGATAAATCAAAATACAAACCAAAACAAGTATTATGAGACAAGAAAAAATATTAATGGTACAGATTATACATTATTAAATGCATTCTTCAAGTCTAAAAACAATTACAATTATCTTATTCCTTTTTCTGTGAATTTTGACACAAAAGAAAGAACAAACATTGATGAACTAACAATTGATAATTTGCAATCTGTATATGCTGGGACAACATGGCAGAAATGTATAAAATACAAAGTTGATGAAGAACCTTCATCACTAAATTGGGATACCTATTTATCGTTATTGCATGGATATAATGGTTCAAAACCATACGGACAAATAGAAGATTGTTTTTTGAAGCATTAGATACTATTTATAATCAAGATGTTGCAAAATTAAGTGTGTTTGAAGGTGGTTTTTTGATTGTAAATATGAACTATCGGTTTTCATTTTATTTCAATCCCTTAGATGAATTTCAATATGAAAGCGTACATAGAGGAGACTTCAATACTTTAATTCCTGCAAGATTGAGAATTTCAAATCAATATTATTTTGATGGTGAGAAATTCACGGATTATTCAATTCTTGAAAGAAGAAAACAAAACGGCTACTACAATGAAGTTCGGGTATTTGACTACTACACTGGAACACACCGCATATACAGAATATATGACAGTTACGGTGATAGATATTATGTATTAGAAGATGAATATAATTCATATCAAGGACAAAAAGATAGCAGCGAAACAACAGACCCTAATTTGTGTTACGGATTCAACAAAGGTATGACATCAGAAGGTTATACAATCATCTGTTATTGCGACGAAGATTACTACCACGAATGCCTATTAGAGGATAAATTTTATCTCGTAACAAAAAATAAAGATGGCGACCCTGTATATGAGAATAAGAATCTCACTAATACCGTCAGTTGGAGGATGAATTTGAATGATGCGTCAGACGGTATCGCAATCAAGTTGCCCGACACACCACTAACAGGCAAAATTGAATTTGAATTGTACAGACCAAACCATTTAGGAACATACATTGATGCGAACATTGTTTTAGATGATAAAGGTAAACCACTACACGCAGGTATCAGATATTTGTATGCAATGCACATTTCAGATATAACAATGAAATATGCGAATGTAAATGAGAAAGGAATGTTTGAAGATGATACCGATAATAATGATATTAAATATACAAATGTAATAGATAATAATATTATCAATGAATTATCTGATATTGAATTTCGGGTAAACACATTTTCAACCAAACAAAATTCATATTCATACGCATTATTGAATGATGGTGGAACATTGAAATTCTGCAATAACATAACAGATACCATAACAGACGATGAAGATATTGCCGAAAATTTATGTGTTAAGAAATATGTCAATTACTATCAAAAAGCAAGATTTATATTTAGTAATTCATTAAAAGATAACAATATCAAGTTGTACTCATTATTCAAGAATAATACCATCAATAAAACGCTTTCAATCGCATCAATTGAATATCATTTAAATAATAATGCAGTCAATGCAACACTAATTGAACAACCATATTAATATGCTTATATATAAAGAATACATACCGCACACATACAGAAACAAGTATTTGAAAAATGTATCAACTTATACATCATCTTCAAGTTCTGCAATATCATCAATTATTGGTGGTAGTGGTGAAAAAATAAAAGTAATTGATAATCTTGATTCTGTTTCAACAGAAGATGCATTATCCGCAAATCAAGGTAGAATATTGAACGAGAAGAAATTAGATATAACAGGTGGAAAAATTACGGGTGATTTGGTTATTGATGGCTCTTTGGACGTTACAAATTTGTTCAATGCAAATCAAATCACTACACCTTATATCTATGCGCAAGAAGGTAATTTTAATAAATTATTTGGTGATACAATTACAAGTGATTCAATTTCTTCTGATACCATTACAAGCGATACAATATTAACTGATAGAATTACTTCAATCAATTATCAGAGTGGAAACAAAGGGTTTAGTATTGACGCAAACGGAAATGCAGAATTTTCAAACTTAAATATAAGAGGTGAATTTAGTACTAACAGTATCAATTACAACAAGATAACAAGCACTAATGGCGAAGTTTGGATAACTGACAGCGCACAGGTTATTTCAATTGATGATTCAACCAAGCAAGTAGAAGTAACTGATAATGTATTTAGAGTTGATGATGAATTATTATGTCAAGTTTTCAATGGAAACAGCGTAAAACGATGCGAAATTAAAATTACTGCATTGATAACATCATCAACAGAAAGTGCAACATATCAATATACCAATATATCAAACTCTGATAAACTTATTGCAGGTGATACCCTTGTTAGAACAAGCAATATTGCAAATGCAAACAGAAATCAATACATCAAATTATCACCCTACAACGGTGCAATAATAGACGTTATAAACAACAGCAATGTATCTGCAAGGTTAGGTTGTTTGAGTGGTATAACAAGCCCTAAATTTGGCGTTTTAAGCAGTTACGGATTGTTTGCAAAGAACGCATATTTGGAAGGTGCTTTTGCAACATCTTCAACACAATTTAATGTAGACGGAAGCGGACATATCGCAAATAGGGCAATACAATTTGATGCGAACGGAAATATAACTTTCAGCAATAGCGTTAAATTGAATTGGCAGAATGATATAAACAGCGCAACAACAACCATTAACAACAAAATT